AGAGCAGCAGAAGCAAAAATTAAATTTAATGTTCGATGACACTGAGGGTCAAAATGATTTGACCATGAGATTGACCGAGATGTTAAAAACTAAAGCTGAGGAATATAACCAATGCATCAACAGAATTGATAAAATGCTAGCCAAGCTTAACGGAGAAAGAGCCAAAAGGGTACAAAATCAACACCAGAGAAATGCATCTATAATCTCTTTGGTGCAACTATTTCAAGACGAAAACGAAAGAAAACTGATGATCAAAATGGCCGAGATGCAGAAGCAAACAATAAAGAAAGAGGCAGACGAAATAGAAAAAATGTCAGATTGGAAGGCTAGAGTCTTAGGCATTAGCAAAGAAGATGCAATATAATGGAAGCAGTAATATCTAAAGTTTTTACCTGTGCAGAATGCGGCAAAGAGTTTGCAAGCAAGGCTTCATTACATAAACATCTTAAACAGCATGATTTAAATTTAGCCTCTTATTACACCAAGCATTTTCCAAGAAAAAATAAATTGACAGGTGACCCTTTGCCTTTCAAGAGATATGAAGAATATTTTGAAAGAGATTTTTCGACCAAACAGCAATTATTTAAATGGTGCAAAGAAGGGCCGCGTCAAGAAGTAAAAGATTATACCATGTCTCTTTTGAGAAAGCGCCATGCAAAAAAGAACAGGAAGTACGGGCCTTTCCATTTAGAGACAAAAAATTCTTTTATGCCTCCTGTGGGTTTTTACAAAGAGTTATTTGGCAGCTATAACCATGTATGTTCGCAAATAGGATGCGAACCTTTATACAACAAAAATTTACCGAAAGATTTTTTTTCGTCAGTTATTCCTAACGATCTAGTGGTAGCTATAGACACCCGAGAACAAAAACCTCTAAAGTTTGAAGAGTGTGATTCTGAAATTTTAAAGTTAGATGTAGGCGATTACACGACCTTGGGCAAATATTACAATTACACTTTTGTAGATAGAAAATCTGGCAATGATTTACAAACAACTTTAGGTAAAAATAACATCGATAGATTTAAAAGAGAAATACAAAGAGCTAGCGAGTTAGATTCTTATTTGTTTGTAGTCATAGAGTCCAGCGTAGAAAAAATGATAAAAGAAAATAAAGTTTTCAATAGGCGCTCTAATATAGATTACACGCTTAGGCAAATAAAAGATTTATGTCACGACTACCCGAGAGTATGTCAGTTCATATTTGTAGAGAATAGAATTAACGCCTCAAAAATCATTCCTAGAATTTTAATGCACGGTAAAAAGTTATGGCAAACTGATATGCAATATTTTTGGGACTACAAGAAACATGAGCTGGAGTGAAGGACAACAAGGCAAGCCGCTTAAAGCTGTTAGATCAAATAGTGAGCTGCTAAATTTAGAAGGTTTCTTGGAAGAGAAAGATGCAAAGGTTGCATTGTATGAATTTCTAAGAAACAACATAACCTTTTCTGCCGATTTGATTTTAGGCGTCAAACTTTTTCCGTTTCAACACATGGCCATCAAGTCAATGTTTGAAAGAGATTATTTTTTAGGGGTCTGGAGCCGAGGAATGTCAAAATCTTTTACCACAGGTATATATGCGGCACTTGATGCGGTCTTAAATCAAGGCGTGGAAATAGGAATTTTGTCTAAGTCTTTTAGGCAAGCGAAAATGATTTTTAAGAAAATAGAAGACATTGCGGTAAAGCCGGAGGCAGGTTTTTTTAGGCAGTGCATTACAAAAACTTCTAAAAATAACGATGAGTGGTTAATGGAGATTGGCTCTAGCAGAATAAGAGCTTTACCTCTTGGCGATGGTGAAAAACTACGTGGTTTTCGTTTTCATAGAATTATTATTGATGAGTTTTTACTTATGCCAGAACGAATTTATAATGAGGTCATTGTACCATTCTTGTCTGTTGTAGAAAACCCAACTCAAAGAGATGATCTTTACAAGTTAGAAAGTCAATTAATAAAAGAAGGGGCAATGACGGAGGCAGAGAGATATCTATGGCCAAACAATAAGCTTATAGCTTTGTCATCAGCATCCTACAAATTTGAATATTTATACAAGCTATATTCTCAATTCGAACATTTGATTTCGGCAGAAAAACAAAAAGATAAAGCTTCTAGATGCATTATGCAATATAGTTATGATTGTGCACCTAAGCAATTGTATGATGAAAACTTGATCAATCAAGCCAAAGCCACAATGAGCCAATCTCAGTTTGAAAGAGAATTTGGCGCTATATTTACAGATGATAGTTCTGGGTATTTTAAAACTAGCAAAATGGCTATGTGTACAATTTCTGACGGAGAGTTGCCGTGCATTGAAGTCCAAGGAGATCCAGACTCCGAATATATTATGGCTTTTGACCCATCATGGTCGCAAACCGAAAGCTCTGATGATTTCGCTATACAAATTTTAAAATTGCATGAAGAGCAGCAAAAAACAACTTTAGTTCATAGTTATGCTTTATCAGGAACTTCTTTGAAGCATCATATAGATTATTTTCTTTTCTGTTTAGAGAATTTTAACATTGTTGGAATTTGTGGTGACTATAATGGAGGAGTACAATTTCTACAAGCTTGCAATGAGAGCGAAATGTTTAAGACAAAAAATATTCATTTGAAGACTATTGAGACTGCTCTAGATAAGCCTGAAGAATATCAGAATGATTTAAGAAAGTACAAAAACCAATACAATAAAGCAGAGCACCGTCACGTAGTATTAAGAAAACCTACTAGTAATTGGATTAGGCAAGCAAATGAGTTGTTACAAGCAAATTTTGATCATAGAAGAATTGCTTTTGCAAGTAGGGCTATAGACGATTACTATACAAAACAGAAAAGTAAAAGGATACCAATCCAAGACATTAAGTTTTTGCGCACAAGTGAAGAATCTAAACAAAGTGCAGGCGCCAAGATGATAGATTTTATAGAACATCAGTCTGACATGATAGAATTAACTAAGAATGAATGTGCTCTAATTCAAATAACTACGACTTCACAGGGAACTCAGACTTTTGATTTACCTGCCAATCTAAGAAGGCAGACGGGTCCGGACAAAGCGCGCAAAGATTCTTATTCAGCTTTGGTCTTAGCAAATTGGATGGCAAAGATACATTTTGACGCGCAATCTCAACAAGTTGAAGATGTAGTAGAAACTTTTGAGCCCACCTTTATTATGTAATAGTAACTTTTAAAAGTTACTTTAACAACTTTTAGTGTAACTATTTCTAAGATGGCAAACAAAAGAAAATATACCAAACGCTCAGACTATTGGCAGAAGTTTAGAAAAAACGACGAGCCGCTTGAAAATTTGATGCAGTCAAATGCTAAAGCAGAATATGAGCCACAATTAATAGGAGAATCCTTCTACAATTATGAGTCAAAAGCTTATGCCCGCACCGGGTCGGATAGCTCCACCACCCTTTCGCGCAGAAACAATATAGCTGTAGGACCTCAATTATTCAAATACACTAACATCCGTCAAGGTATGTTACCGTACGAATACGGTGTAGACGGGGTAAATGCGAGAGACGCAATAGAGTTATGCCAAAAAGCTTATTGTAATATTTCTGTGTTTAGGAACGCCATCGATATGATGTCAGATTTTGCTAATTCTACATTGTATCTTGAAGGTGGAAGTAGTAAGTCGCGATCTTTTATTTCGTCTTGGCTAAAAAAAATAAAAATTTGGAACTTAAAAGATCAGTTCTTTAGAGAATTTTATAGAAGCGGGAACGTTTTTTTATATACAGTTCAAAGCAAAGTAAATGCAGATGATTTTCCAAAAATTAGGAACTTAGGTTTAACTCTCAGCACAAATAAAATTCCTGTCAGATATATTCTTTTGAATCCTTTCGATGTGATGGCCAGAAGAACAACTGCTTTTGATCGAGGCTTATACGTTAAGGTTCTAAGTGAATACGAAGCGGAAAGATTAAAAGATCCGAAAACTGACGAAGATAAAGAGTTATTTGATGCATTAGATGAAGATATAAAAATTAGAATAAAAAATAACTCATGGACTCCCAATGGTTTAAAAGTAGCATTAGATCCCGAAAAGCTAAGATACGCTTTTAATAAAAAACAAGACTATGAGCCTTTTGCTATACCTTTTGGATTTCCCGTTTTAGACGACATAAACTTTAAGATGGAGATGAAAAAGATAGATCAGTCTATCTGTCGCACCATCGAAAATGTAGTATTGTTGATCACAATGGGTACGACTCCAGACAAAGGTGGAGTGAACCCACGCAACATCCGCGCGATGCAAAATTTGTTTTCTAATCAGAGCGTAGGGCGGATTCTTGTTAGCGATTACACTACTAAAGCAGAATTTATCATCCCAGATTTAAATAAAGTTATAGGCCCTTCGAAATATGAAGTCGTGAATCAAGACATCAAAGAAGGCTTGCAAAATATAATTTTAAACCAAGAAAAGTTCGCTAGCACAGAAGTAAAGGCTCAAATGTTTTTACAAAGGCTGAAAGAGTCTAGAGATGCTTTTTTGAATGATTTTCTGCAGCCAGAAATTAAGCAAATATGCAAAAATTTTGGATTAAGAGATGCGCCTATAGCTAAGTTTGAAACGATAGATTTGCAAGACCAAGCTCAAGTACAGAGAACAATTACCAGAATGATGGAGTTAGGAATTTTACCTCCGCAAGAAGGTATAAAAGTTATAGAGACCGGCGTTTTCCCTAACGCAAAAGAATTAGAGTCATCTCAAAGTAAGTTCGTAGAAGATAGAAAAAAAGGTTATTATAATCCTATCGTGGGTGGCGCTCCGATGCCTATGGATTTCGGCGAAGAGGTTGAACTAGAAGAAATTAAACATCCTCAAGGTTTGAAGATAGAGGAGAAAGCAAAAAACTCTAGGCCTTCGGCTGGCAATCCGGGGCGACCACTCGGCTCAAGAACTTTAGCAAAAGAAACTTATTCGGTATCTGCGATTAAAGATATAGCAGAGAAAACAAATAACCTGTATAATACTTTAACAGCAGAGGCTAGGAAAGTATTCAAAAAGAAACGATTAAGCAAAGTGCAAAAAGAGATGCTGGAAAGAGTTTGTGAATCCGTGGTCGTTGCAAAGGAAGAAAAAGAGTGGTTAAGTGCAGCTAAAAAATGCGTTAGCAATCCCGATGCAATTCTTAAATTACAACCTCTACAGTCTGTGCTCGACATTAGTGCGGAACATGAGCTAGATGATTACGCATCAGCAATTTTGTATCATAGTAGAAAAAATTCTCTACAGAAATAATTTAGTGTAACTTTATAAAAAATGGAAGCAAAATTTAAATACAAAACGGAATTTAATTTTGATATTCATGCCACATCTGATTTTGAGAACGAGCTGAATATTAGCAAAGCTTCTTTAGATAATCTGAAGCCACTCATACCTAAATCTATAGATTTAGAAAGAAATGTTGATTTGATTGGCGCGGCTTTTAATGCTGCGGTAGTAAATAAATTCAATAGAAATGGCGATGGAATAAATTCAGAGACGGCTGTAGAAGTTATAGATTATTTTATAAATAAGCCTACAAATATAGAGCATAAAAAACAAAAAGTTGTGGGGCATATTGTAAATGCGGGCTTCACAGACTTGAATAATGATAAAATAATTGGCAATGGGGCAGCCCTGAAAAATAAAGATCCTTACTATATCTCTTTGGCGGCTGTGGTATATAAAACCGTTAATAAAGATTTCGCTGATGTATTGCTTCAGTCTAGTGATCCGGAAAGTCCTTATCACAAAAAAATTTCCGCTAGTTGGGAATTAGGTTTCAATGATTATGTTTTAGCTGTTGGATCTAAAGATTTGGCTAACGCAGAAATTATATCTAACCCAAGGCATGTAGAGGAAATGAAACAATATTTGAAAGCATTTGACGGTTCAGGTGCTTTAAACGATGGGACGCCAATTTATCGACTTGTAGTGGGAGAAGTTTTTCCGCTAGGAATTGGATTTACCGCAAACCCTGCCGCAGAGGTTAGCGGTTTAATTGTTCAAAAGAA